CGTTCGCCGTGTTGGACGAGACGCAGTTCTGGACTCGTCAGAACGGTGGCAAGGCGCTGGCCGCGGTGCTGCGCCGCAACGCCGCTCCACTCGGCGCCCGCACACTCGAGACGAACAATGCGTTCGCACCGGGCGAAGGTTCTGTCGCCGAGTCGACCCACGAAGCTGTCACGGCCGGGCGGGTCGCCGGTGTCTTGTACGTCGCGCGTGAGGCTCCGCCGATCGAGATCGAGGACCGCGATTCGATCGACCGAGAGAAGTTGCACGCCGCGCTCGCTCACGTGTACGGCGACTCGGCCAAGCAGCGTGGCGGTTGGGTCGATCTCGAGCGCCTCGTCGAAGAGTTCTTCGATCCGGGCAACGAGCTCGCCGATCTGTGCCGTTACAACCTCAACCAGATCGTCGCCCCGGCCGAGGCGCTCATCAACTTGGTCACCTGGGCGCAGCTCGTCGACGCCGACGGCCGCCTGGTGCAGGGCGACACCATCGCGATCGGCTTCGACGGATCCGACACCGGCGATGCCACCGCGCTCGTCGCCTGCCGTTGGCCCGACTATCTCGTCGTCACCCTCGCGATCTGGGAACGGCCCGACTCGGTCGGGGAACGCGAAGGGTGGAAGGTCGACCGGGCCGAGGTCGACACCGTCATCCGTCAGACGATGGAGACCTACCGGGTGGTGCGCGGTTACTTCGATCCGCCGCAGTGGCAGACCGAGATCGACGGCTGGTCCGGCGAGTTCGGTGACGCCGTGTTGCGCTATCCGCACGCATCCGACCAACGCATCGGCCCGGCGTGTGAACGGTTCACCACGATGGTCGACGAATGCACACTGCGACATACAGCTGATCCCGAGCTGCTCCGCCATCTCGCCAATGGCCGGCGGGCCCGCTGCGGTCCGCAACGCCACGGCTGGTGGCGTCCTGCACGCAAGGTCGCCGGTCGACCGATCGACGCCGCGTCCGCGGCCATCTGTGCGGTGCACGCCCTCGCCGATGCCGTGGCCAAAGGTGACGTCAACCCGCCCGAAGGGTTCGCGCCGCTGTTCGCATTCTCGAAGTGAGGTGAACCGTGCTGCGACAGATCCTGTTGCTGGTCGCGTTCGTCCTCGGTTGCTGCTCGGTGGTGGGAGGTGTGGCGATGATGTCTGTGCCGTGGGCGTTGATCGTCGCCGGGCCGCTGATCGCCGTGGTGGCGGTCGTGAGTTTGGCGGAGCTCAAGTGACGACCCCGCTCGCCCGTCTCGCCGGCAAGGGTCTGACGATCGTTCCGGCATCCGGTCTCGTCTCCGAGCCGACCCATGACGACGACGGCTGGTTCTATCCGATCGGCGCGACGTCGTATTCGGGTGACCGTGAGGTCATCGAGAACTCGTTCGAGTCGTACGTCGAGCAGATCTACAAGGCGAACGGGATCATCTTCGCCTGCATCGTCGCTCGGATGTTGCCCTTCTCCGAGGCCCGGTTCCAGTACCAGGACCTCGCCGGTGGCCGGCCGGGGAAGCTGTTCGGCACTGCGGCGCTGGCGTTGCTCGAGAACCCGTGGCCGAACGGTACGACTGGTGAGCTCCTGTCACGCATGGAGCAGGATGCGTCGCTGGCCGGGAACTTCTACTGCACCACGGCCGGTACTGGTGTCGGTCTGCATCTGCGCCGCATGCGTCCCGACTGGGTGACGATCGTGTCCGGCATCAAAGGCGACACCGAGGGGTCGGCGTACGACTTGGCAGCCGAGGTACTCGGCTACATCTACCGGCCGGCCGGCCGGCCCGACAAAGCGGTGTTCCTCTCGACCGACAAGGTGGCGCACTACAGCCCGATCCCCGACCCGATGGCGCAGTGGCGCGGGATGTCGTGGTTGACGCCGATCATCCGTGAGATCCAAGCCGACAGCTGGGCGACGTCGCACAAGATGCGGTTCTTCCGTCGCGGTGCCGCGCTGAACGTCGTCGTCAAGTACGACAAGTCCGTCACCCCCGCCGATTTCGAACGGTACGTCGCGCTGTTCGACCAGGAACACGAAGGCGACCGCAACGCCTACAAGACGTTGCACCTCGGTGGCGGCGCCGACGTTTCCGTCGTCGGAGCGAACCTTCAGCAGGTCGATTTCAAAGCGGTCCAGGGTGCCGGCGAAACCCGCATCGCTGCCGCCGCCGGTGTGGGCGCGATCATCGCCCGGTTCTCCGAAGGCCTCGGCGGCTCCGCCCTCAATCAAGGCAACTACGCGGCGGCCAAACGACAGTTCGCCGACATGACCTTGCGGCCGTTGTGGCGGACGGCGACAGCATCGCTCGCCAAGTTCGTTTCCCCGCCCGGCGGTTCGAGGCTCTGGTACGACACCCGCGACGTCGAGTTCCTCAAAGAGGACCGCAAAGACGCCGCCGACATCCTGTCGTTGACCGCGTCGACGATGCGGCAACTCGTCGACGCCGGCTACACGCCCAATTCGGTCGTGGCCGCCGTCGACACCGGTGACCTGACCAAGCTCGTCCATTCGGGGTTGTACTCGGTGCAGCTTCGCCCGGCCGGCGACATGAACGTCCCTCCCGTCCCGGCTCCATGAAGGAGACCGCATGCCCGTGAAGTCGTTCACCAACGTCCGGATCAAAGACGCCGACCAGGGCCTCGTCGAGGCCGTGTTCTCCACCTTCGACGTCGTCGACAAAGACGGCGACGTGACCCGCAAGGGAGCGTTCACCGACGGTGCCGACGTCGTGATCTCCGCCTACGGGCACCAGTCGTGGGACGGCGAACTGCCGATCGGCAAAGGCGTCATCCGTGTCCGCGGCGATGAAGCCATCCTCGAAGGCCAGTTCTTCTTGGACACCGCCGCTGGCAAGGACACCTTCACCGTCGTCAAGGAGCTCGGCGATTTGCAGGAGTGGTCCTACAGCCTCGAAGAAGTCGAAGCCGAACGTGGCGATTTCAACGGCAAGAACGTCCGGTTTCTCAACAAGATCACCGTCAAGGAGACATCCCCGGTGCTGCGCGGCGCCGGTGTCGACACTCGCACCCTCGCCGTGAAACAACAGAAGCAGCTCACGTCGATGATCGCCCGGATGCTCGACGAGGCCGGCTCGGCCCGTTGGGGTGGCATGGAGTACGGCTACTGCTACCTCGATGACTTCGACGTCGACGACGACACCGCCGTGTTCTGCATCACCGACTACTCGATGGGTGAGCGTGAGCGCTACCGATTGCAGGTCGATTTCACCCGTACCGACACCTCCGTCACTCTTGGCGACACCGAGACCCAGGTCGAGTACACGACCGTCTACCTGCCCAAGTCGGGCGCACGATTCTCCGAGCAAGCCGACATCGCATTGCGTGGCGTCGCCCAGCTCGTCGAAACGGCCGTGGAGCGATTGACGCTCCGGGCCACCGAAGGCAAGTCGTTCGCCGAGCAGATCGGCGCTTACGACCAGCTCGTGGCCGGGCTGGTCCCGCTGAAAGCCGCGATCGACACCGCCACGCAACCCAGCCCGGATGACGAAGCGAGACAGGAATACCTGCGCTTCGTCGCCGCCCATCTCCAAGGAGCCAGCACATGACCATTCTCGAGTTCCCTGAACTGAAAGAGGTCGAGGGAACCCTCAACGAACGACGCAAGAAGCTGCACGACATCTTCGCCGAGGCCGGCGAAACGTTCGACATGACGAAGGTCAAGTCGCTCGACGGTGACTCGATGGCCAAGGTCGAAGCGATCCGCGTGATGAACGAGGAGATCGACGAGCTCGCCAAGAAGGCCGAAGGCCTTCGTGTCGTGCTGCGCGGCGCACAGAACGCCGACGAGTACAGCGAAGACGGCACCAAGGAATCCGGCGACGGTGGCAACGGCCCGCGTGAGGCGAAGACGCTCGGCGATCTCATCGCCAACGACCCTCGCCGTCTCGTGAAGAAGGTCGAGTTCGAAGTCGACATCGACCTGAAGGCCACGCTGCTCACCTCGTCAGGTTGGGCACCTCAGGCGGTGCGCACCGACCGTCTCATCGACTTCGCGACTCGTCCGCCGACCATCCTCGATTTCATCCCGACCGTGACCACCGACCAGTCGGCGATCGTGTTCATGGAGGAAACGACCTTCACGAACACCGCGGCGGAAACCGCTGAAGGTGCGGCGAAGCCTCAGGCGACGCTGATCTACACCGAGCGCACGAGTTCGGTCCGCAAGATCCCCGTGTTCATCCCCGTGTCCGACGAACAACTCGAAGACGTCCCCCGCATGCGAGCGCTCGTCAACAACCGCCTCGCCTTCATGGTCCGCCAACGCCTCGCCGGTCAGATCCTCGTCGGCGACGGCATCGCCCCCAACCTGCGTGGCCTCCTCAACGTCGTCGGCATCAACACCCAGGCGAAGGGCGCCGACCCGACCCCCGACGCGGTCTACAAGGCGATGGTGTTGTGCATGACCGTCGGCTTCGTCGAACCGGACCTTGCCGTGTTCAACGCGCTGGACTGGCAGGACGTGAAGCTGCTCCGCACGGCTGACGGGATCTACATCTGGGGCAGCCCGTCGGACGCCGGCCCGAACCGCATCTGGGGTCTCCCCGTCGTCATCGAACAAGGCCTCACACAGAACACCGCGGTGGTCGGTGCCTTCGGTGTGTTCTCCGAGCTCGACATCAAGAAGGGCCTCACCGTCGAGACCGGATACAACAACGACGACTTCACCAAGGACCTACAGACGATCCGTGCCGAGATCCGCGCCGCTGTCGTGTTCTACCGGCCGACCGCGTTCGCGACCGTCACCGGCGTCTGACTCACCTGCTTCGTGGCTGCCGGTCCGGCTTCCTCCCCGACCGGCAACCACGCCCCGAACGAAAGGCTCATCCATGCCAGTCATCGAAGGAACCACCAGCGTCAAGACGGCGGTGGGCGAGTACGACTTCGCCGTCGACGGCGGCGCGATCGGCCCGATCACGTTGCGGTCCTCGACCATCAACGGGAACTCGATCCCGCCCGG